GTAATCAAACAGGAGGTTCAATAACTGTTCCTGTAACGATAACTTATGTAGTTTAAAATAATAAAACAAAATGGCAATAATTAGAAACAACACAGTCCTTACAAATTTACAAACGGAATTATCCAATGCTATTGCAAATGGCTTGAATACTACGACAATAGTAAATATATTAAATAGTGCACTAGGAGCTGGAGAGCAAATTGGACAAACTGCATTTAATACAATAACCGAAGGAGTTTATAAAAAATTCGGTGTAGGTGACCAAGTTTTAAATAGAACAGAAATTGTAACTACCGGTATATGGAGTGGTGATACTGGTTCTTTAGCGGTAAACGCAACTTATACATCATCTGCACAAATTGCAAACATTAGTGGAAAATACTATATAGATGTTTATAACGCATTAACATCATCGGATTCAGCTGAAGTTCAATTCTCAATTGCATATGGTGATTATGCCGGATTCGGTGCACCTACATTAGCACAAGATGATTCGTCAACACAACCAACAAAAGCAACATATTCACAATATAAAAATTTATTATTATCACCTACGGATGCATTTTTTAGTGTTTATTCTGGTTCAACTGCGGGCGGACATGATATGAAATCATTCTACGCGATTAATGTAAATAGAGCTAGATACAAAGAAAGATTAGACCCAGGAAATATTTCAATTACTTTAACAGGAACAAGTAGTATTACTTTGATTGATGATAGTGGCGGAACTGATGAAAATATTACAACAGCAGGTAGAGTATATAATTTAGTTAGTGGTTCATTAAACATTGGTTCAGCATTAACTGCATCAATTGAAAACTATGTTTCTCCTGTAAATGGTCAGGGATATGGTTTATTTTATCCTGATATGGGTATTTTATTACTAAACCCATTAGCATTACAATCTAAGGTTGATATCAAATTAGCACCCGCTAATAGTTCAATGACAGGGGTTTATCATAACATCTCTTTAAGTGGTAGTACATATAGTGCAAATTCTGGTTCAGTAATGTTATTAAGAACATTAGCAGGTGGTGCAGATTTTCAAGTAAGAAGAACTGAAAATGTTTCAACTGCACATTATTTTATAAGAGCAAACAATAGAGAATTTAACTTCTCAAATAATCCAACATTTGTAACGGGTTCAGCTGGGCAGTTTACATGGCCGGTTTTTGAATCAAATCCAAAAGTTTTTATTACAACAGTTGGTTTATATAATGACGCAAATGAATTATTAGCAGTTGCAAAAACTTCAAAACCAATTGAAAAATCATTTGATAAAGAAGTAGCAATTAAAGTTAAATTAGACTTCTAATCGGAGAATAAAATAAAAACTATGGCCCACCTTAATTTGGTGGGTTTTTAGTTTTAAGATATTTATATACGATATGTTAAAACGAATACCAAAGTCAGATATTAGTATTAGGCCATTTAAAGCCTATAAAGAGTGGGATGAATTATCGGCTAGTGCGTCGGTGTTATTTGCCGAACTTGGTGATTATACGGAAACCGATATGGTCAATATAACACAAGGTCATTTAAGCGGTTCAACTTATAATAAACATTCATTGTACGGACAAATTAAATCTACATTTTATAATGGTAGAGAAGATAACCCAATTGAAAGATTTGGTATAAAAACAAATGGATTTACAATATTTACCAGAGCTAAAGAAAGATATTTAAGTGGAAGTGCAACTGTTATATCTGTTCCACAAAGTTGTGTGGGAGAAGGAATTAAAAGGGGTTCGGTTATTTTAAATGATGGTACAAGTCAATATGTGGACGATGGTTATGGTAATTTATCGGGAGAAGCAGCTGATGTATTTTTAGAAACGATAAATTTTAATAATGAACAAATTGTGTTTCAAGATTTATCTGAAGCTTTGATTTCTTTTGAAATAGTTCAATTAAATTTAGAAACCAACATATTAGAAGTTATATATAACACTATACCATATACATTACAATTAATAAAAATAGATTTTGAAAATGATGTTTTATTGGTTGAGTCTATTCCATTTTTGGATAATATTATTAATAAATTGGGTAATGTTTTTTATAATCAAGGTTTAATTGTTTTAACCGAAACAACGAATTTTAATACATCCAGTTTTGATTTGGATTTTAAATCAACACAAACGATATATGAAAATGAATTTTTATTAATAGTAAATCCCGATGAATTTAATTTTTCAACAAATCCAACATCGGTTGAAACCATTGGTATGGTCGTTACTTCTTCAATAGAACTATATGATAAATCAAATCCAAATTCAAAAAAATATATTAAAAAAATTATTACCAATGCCGGTACACAATATGTTAAGAAAAAATCAATTACTAACACAGGTACAATAGTTGATTATAGATTTAGTGGTTCGGTTGGTAACATTAAGGCGGGGTTTGAACATTATGAATTAAGTAGTTCAGTTGATACCACCGGTTCATTTTTAACACCTATGATTACAACAATTGGTTTATACAATGATGCGTGTGAATTATTAGCAGTAGCAAAATTACCTCAACCTATTAAATCGGAACCGGATATTCCTGTAAACTTTATTGTCCGTTTTGATACATAATTTATATTTATAAGTAAAATAAAAACAATATGTCTAAAATTTTAGAATTATACAAATCAGGTCAATCATCTTTGGGTGTTGACAAAATCGGGTTTCAAGCTGGAATAAATGCAAAAACACCATATACTACAAATGATTTAAAGAAAGCAGATGAGCAAGTTTTAACTGCTGCTAAATTTAAAACAGGTAGAGGTGGTACTATAACTGAGAAAAAATACTCAGATACGAAACCAAAATAAACCAATTTAATGGCAAAAAAAGTTACAAAAAAGAGTAATCCAAAATGGGTTGCACAAAAATATGGATTTAAGTCTGGTTTAGAAGAAACCATTTCTCAACAAATAGAATCACAAGGAATTAAGGTAGAGTATGAAACTGAAAAAGTTCCATACATAATTCCTGCATCCACTCACCACTATCATCCCGATTTCAAACTACCCAATGGTATTAGAATAGAGACAAAAGGTAGGTTTGTGGCAGCTGACCGTAAGAAACACTTATTGGTTAAAGAACAAAACCCAAATATGGACATTAGGTTCGTATTTTCCAATTCAAAGAACAAAATCACCAAAAAGTCCAAAACGACCTATGGGGATTGGTGTGAAAAGAACGGATATAAATATTCGGACAAAATCATCCCAAATGAGTGGTTTTTAGAGGAAAATAGACCGTAAAATATTTGGTAATATCAAATATTTGTCGTATATTTAAGTCGTGTTGAAGCAAAATGATAAGAATATAGTTATATCTACCCTAACCGGTATTTTGGGTAGTTATCTCAATCTGAAAGGAAATGAGTTAGCTTTCTACTGTCCTTTCTGCAATCACCATAAACAAAAATTACAAGTTAATACGGAAACCCAAAAGTGGCATTGTTGGACTTGCAATAGTGGTGGTAAGAAATTGACATCTTTGTTAAAAAAGTTAGATGTTGATAGAAAGGTCATTTCGGTTATTAGAGAGATATATGGGGATAGCAATTATAACCCACAATTAGAGGATGCCGATACAAAGGTGTTCATTTCCCTACCAAAAGAATTTATTAGTCTTAGTGAGGTTCCTAAAGGGTTTAATCCAGAATATAAACACGCAATACATTACCTAACTCAAAGAGGAATAGGTATTAAAGATATAATCAAATATAATATAGGATATTGTAAAGAAGGGTTGTATGGACAAAGAGTAATTATACCATCATACAATTCCGATGGTACATTAAATTACTTTGTTTCTCGTTCGTATTATCCAGAGAACAAAATGAAATACAAAAATCCTCCAATCAGTAAAAATGTAATATGTTTTGACTCCCAAGTAAATTGGAATGAACCGATTATACTATGTGAAGGTGTATTTGATGCAATCACAATTAAAAGAAATGCAATTCCATTATTAGGTAAATTTCCATCAAGAATATTGGTTGAAAAAATCTTTATGAGTGGAATTACCGATATTATTATTTCATTGGACAACGATGCAATAAATGAGGCACTTAAAGCTGCCGAATATTTTAGAAAACAAGGTATTCATGTAAAAATGATGTATCTTAAAGACAAAGATGCCGCCGATATGGGGTATGAAAAATTCTATGAGGAATTAAAGAAAACCAAAGAGTTTTCTCCCGAAGAATTATTATTAA